GAGTCCTTGTTGTCAGCACCCCTGAGGCATATCCTTGAAGAGTTCTTTAGTTCTATTGTGAGTTCCGCCTCGTTGATCCGTTTTACCCAACGCAGGTCCTTCAGTATCTGTTTGATCTTTACCCATGCTATCTGCTTGGCCTGTCTGTATGACGGGGCCACGTACCAGCACACCTTGTCTGGGTTCCGTGCGTGATAACACAGTTCCCTGATGGCCAAAGTGGTCTTGCCAAATCTCCTGCCAGTGACCAACACCCTGAATCGTGCCTGGTCATCCGCTACCTTGCGTTGCGGTGTTGATAATTTCATATATGTGTAGTTATTGGGTGACTATTTGTCTTCCCATGGTAATGGTGCCGTTGATTCCTCATCAGTTGGTGAGTCCTGTTGGCCCAACCAGTTCTTGCCAAGGAACATCAGCATACGGGCGTCGCCCGCCAATGCCTTCTCAAACTGTGCCCGCCTCAGGCTCTTCTTACCTTCAGCCCTGCCCTTGTCTATGAGGTTCTTGAATCTTTTGTTCAGTGTTGTGACTGATGTGCCCACACAGTCCGCTATCTCATCGTAGGTGCAGTGCATTGAGGCCAGTTTGAAGATCAGGTCGTGATCCAGTTTGTATGATTTCTTCTGTGCGTCCATTATAGTGTCTTGTCTCCAACTATGATCCTGAAGTGTCTGACATCAGTGTCTCCAAGTGTGGTTGTTATCTTACAGGCCACATTGTATATGTTGCCATCAGTGCCACCAGTGAGCCTGATGTTGACAAGGTCTGATGTGACCAAAACATCCGTGGCGTTGTCTGTTGGGAATGTGACAGGGTCTGAATCTCCAGCGGGTGCTGTGATGGTCACCACTGGCGTGCCAGTGATTGAGTCACCTGAACTGAGATAATCCGTGAAGTCTAGACCATACTGGATGTTTGAATCCTTGTCCTTCTGGATGTACAGACCGTCGTTGTCCCTTTTGAATCCTGTTAAGTTTGCCATTACTGTGAACTCCTAATCCTTGGCGTGGTAAATCTGTTTGAAATAGGTGGTATTCTCAATTTGATTCTCCTTGTTTCCTGTGGCACTTGATATGCCCTGGTTTCCGCACCAACAATATTTACTCTATTTTCCTCCATTACCAATGTTTGTGTATTTTCCGTAGGAACCAATACCACACGATTTTCCTGTGCGACCTTGATGGTGTTGTAAGGATCCGCTGGGTAGAACAGCCTTCCAACCTGTAGTGTGCTGGCAAATGCCGCCATGGCGGCAAAACCAGCAGGTTTAAATGTTGGAGCAAGATCAAGTTCTGTAGCGGCAGAGATCACACTCTGGCCCGCTGGTTTGAAGCGTGGTTCAACCGCGAATGCGAAGGCTACATCAATGTCAGCAAATGTGTCTGTTATCGCATTCGCGGTTAGAACTGGTGTGAACGCACCTGTTATCGCAATAGGTGTGTCATTTAATGAGTATGATATGTTGGCAGTCAGTGATGGTGCGAATGAATCAGACATTTCCAATTCAATGTCTATAACTCCTGCCGCCGTGATATCTGTTGAGAACGATGCTGTGATATCTGCTTCTGCTGGTTCATTTAATCCTGGATTGCTGTCAAAACTAAAAGCACCTGTGTATTCTACCACATCTCCCAATTTGAATGATGGAGTAGTTGCTAAGGTGCCCAGCCAACCAAGTGTGAAACTTTCTTCCCACACATCATTTGGCCAGTTGTCCCAGGTAGATTCATTGCCAATCCAAGTGACAGTAGGCCAATCATCCCAGGCAGTGGTCTCAAGGAAATTCCAATTGTATTCACCTTCCTCTGAAACGAACCCATCATTAACGAAACCTGACTCAAAGTAGATGTTAAGGTTGAATGTGTTCCAACTGTAATCAGCGTTGATGTCATAGATCAGACCTGGTGCCAGGTTGGTTGAGGTGCTGACGGCTATGTCCTCTATGGCCGTGGGTTTGAATGTGGGTTGAATGGTCAGAGAATAAGATCCAACAAGATTCTCTTGCTCCATCAAAACAAAATTATTAGTTGTTGCTATAAGATTGGCCTGTGTACTTAATTCTTTGGCAGAATTAAAAATCACATTACTATCAAAATCTGTGGTTGCCAATACATTGACAGCATCAGGAAAGGCGAACTTTGTTACCTTGGCCGTGACATCCATAGTGCTGGTCGTTGTGAGATTGGCGGAACCAATGAATCTGAATCCACCCAGGGCATACAATGTGCTCTCTACGGTTTCTATGTCAAGGCTATCTCCGTCTAGTCCATCAATTATGATTGTGTCTGCCTCCCATAGGTACAACAGACTGCCCGCTGATCCCGTGTTGGCCAATAACTGTGCCGTGGTCAGATCAAGCGTTACGTCGTGTAGTCCATTGCTGTTGCTGTTGCTGGTGTTGATCTGTGCTGACAGGTAACTGTCAGTGGTGTTTATGGGTTGCTGGTCAGCCGTCCTGGTGGTTACCGCACTGCCCGTCTGATAGATGTCAGTGAGATTATAACTTGGATCAGTGAAATAGGAATAACTCTGGTTGCCAAAACTGCTTTGGTAGGTGATGTTGAAATTGGTGCCCAGTCCGCCTGAATTTATGCTGAGGTCAGCATAGGGCCTGGCCTTGTATCTCACGATACAACGATCCGCAGGAATGTTGTAGACGGAATCCGCCTTGCGGAAATCACGTGAGAATCTGAAAGTTATAGTCTTGGAATTGGGTGCTGAGTTGGTTAGATTGACCCTATACCTACCAGACACCTGGGTCCAGGATCTGCCTGATCCAGACTGTTCTACTACGGACGCTGATATGTTAGGATCAGTCGCTGACTCTTCAACTATTCGTATTACGGTCTGACGAGTCATTGAGGACTCCTAATTACGCAAGACTGATTGCTAAATTGCCGTTTGATATGGTGAATTGGTCTCCACTTGACACAGTCTTACTGGTTGATAATAGCCCATAGTAAAGACACTCTGTTGATGCTCCTGAACTATCGTCCATTATTGCTATGTGGGTCACAACATTGCCTGTTGAGCCTGCCGTGTCATAGTCTGCTGAGGCTGGATCAAATGAAACCGTGGCATTGTTTTTGATAGTGCCTGTTGTGTATCCACCTGCTGTGCCTGCCGCTCCAAATGAAACTGCCTGACGAGCATATCCTCCGTTGTTGATCTCATAGTAGCCCCAGTTGCCTGTGCCAGATGTTGATGAGGTTCCTGTTTCCAGTGCATTGGTCAATGCTGTGTTATCGCCGCCACTGGCGAACAAGGCCACATACACAGTTGAAGGTGCCGTGTAAGCACCTGCCGTGCCCCTAAGGGTGTGGTCCAGTAATTTGTCTTCTAAGTAGTTTGATGCCGCTGACATAATAGTTGTCTCCTTTGTAAATTTACAGTTTTATTTATTTGCTAATCCACGGCATAATCATACAAGAAACCTTCTGAAACGAAATTGAAGTGGAACAGTGTGACCGTGTTCTCGTCCGTGGTGAATTGTGATGTTGGAACTGAGAACGATGAGCCCGTGTATCTCTCCGTGTTGCTGATCCTGAGTTCATCGTAATAACTGTTGAGATTACTGCCAATGATGTCTCCGCCTATGCCGCCAATGAAGAACCTCTTGGTGCCTGATGTGGAGAAACTGGCACCCGTGACATAGCGGGTTCCATCCACATATCCATCAAAGGTGTTGTTGCCACGACACACCAACGCCAGATGGCTCCAGGTGCCCTGTGATAGGTTTGTGGCAGATTGTGCGTAATTGTTGGCAGTGTAGAAATTTATTCCCAAACCACTTGTCAGTTTGATCCTGTTGTTGGCATTGGTGGTGGTGGCGAATCTGAAAAGTTCTCGCTCGTAATTTAAATTTGCCTGCCAGTTTATATTGACCCAAAATTCAAGGGTGAATGCCTGTGATCCCTTGAATTCAAAACCCCCACTGGGTGAGTTGATGTCAATCTGTAGCCAGCGGTTTGATACCTTACACTGTAATGAAGCACCGCCAAACTTGTTGGTCTGGCCAGAACTCTCCATATTGTTGTTGGTGACCGTGGCACCTTGTGTGATCAGGCCATCAAATGCGGCAGATGTGGTTAAGATGTTTCCCTTGAATCCCAGTGGCATTATGTGGTGAAGTCCTGTGCTATGTTGCCCAAATAGTTGGTGCCATCATAGAACACGGATATCACATCAATGTCGCCCGCACCTGTTGAGAGTGTTGGTGCGCCACCTGGGAACTTGACGGAACTGAATGTGCCAGTCCTCGTGCCCGTGCCATCCTGTGTGATGATGATCATTATTGATTGTCCTGCAACCATGTTTGATATGGTGAACGTGGCGTTGGTGGCCAGCGTGACCGTGTGTACTGGTGCCGTGCTGGCATCAACACTGATTGACGCTGAACTGGTCAAGGAGTTGATGTCCTCCTTGTAGCCCACATTGAATCTCACTATGTCATCAAGGTCTATGGTGTCACCTGATGATTGTATGGTTGAATTTGTGATTGTGAGATCACCGTTGCCGTCGTCAGTGATGTAGCCTGCGTCATTGGTGAATGAACTGACTGTTGTTGGAGCACCTGTCAGTGAAGCGTATGCGAAGTCCTGTGCGGTGCCCGTTATGGTCAGAGTATCGCCTGAAACCGCTGTGGTGATGCCCGTTGAACCCGCTATCTTGAATGTCTCCCCTGGATTGACCGCCGTGCCCGTTGAGTCATCGCCCACGAATGTGGTGGCTGACACCGCTGATCCAGTGGCGTCCGTGTCCAGTTCAAATCTTGCGTTTGATGTGTTGTACTTGAGGATCTGTCCGTTGGTGGGACCATCTATGTTGAACATGTCAATGATGGCATTGACGTTGTCCACATTCTGTTTGATGTCCGCCCGTGCTAAACGAGGTGAATCCGTTCCCGCGTCAAGATTGGCTGTTGATGCTTTTGTTCCTGAAGGCCAAGTAGCCATGGTGTGTCTCCTTTTTCTTTATTTAATTAGATCGCGTCAGTCTTTATGATCCTGTAGTAGTTGCCGCAGGTCAACACCGCGACACCATTTCCCAATTTGCTTAATGCCATCCTGCCCGCATTAGGCACGGTGCCCAAATTGATTGAATCCGCCACCCTGGTTATCACAGGCATATCAGAGGTCTGCTCCTGGATCTCAAATATGCTCACATATGCTGTTGTTCCCTGCCTCCAGGCCACACCAAAGTAATTGCTGTGTAGGTCGCCTAGGCAGATGTCCTCTGGGTCAAAACTGGTGTTGGTGCTGTCACTTGAATTGACTGTGCTCAAGATCTTGGCGTTGGTGCTGTGTGTGTCGTCTGTGGTGACTTCATCAAAATAAAACATATCCGCCACACCGCCGTTGTCGTGGCTGGTTGGATAAAATTGAGAACTTGCTGTCTCTGTGGTGTCTGTCATTGCGGTCACATAGATGTTGCCGCCCAGTGATCCTGACTCGTCGTTATACACCTGTATCATTGACTTGCCCTTGACCATGCTGGCCACATTGTCTGTGTTCACATTGTTGATTGACCTGCCAGTGGTTTTGAAATATCTAACATCTGAATCTGACCTGTAGGACGATTCTTGATGTAAACCATAACCAAACCCATCACCGCCATATCCGCCTGAACCATTGTACATATAGTGATCCGCCAGGACCATCTTGAAGATATTTTCCGTCTCTGTGGAACTATCTTCCCATAATTTCATTGACAGGAACAATCGTTCCGTCTGCCTGCCAGCGAACATTAGATCATTGTCGTTAGATGGACGCCCAAGATCTGACTCATAGTGATTACGCATCCAATGTAGATGTATGGATGCATTATCCCAACTGTTGGAACCATTGTTATTCCAGATATCACCCATACTGTTGACTCCACCTGCTCCCGTCTGCTGATAGGCTGGTGATTGTGACGGGGTGGTCAAGAGTTCCTTGATGCCATCACGGCCTGATGATGCGGATCCCTGGTTGGTGTAGTTGCCCTTCAGCCAGACCGCGTGTGATTTACCAAAATCCAGTCCGCTTCTTCTATACAGCCAAATCATCATATCTGCCCTTGAATGCCAGAAGTCCTCTGTGTAGTCGTAAGGTGGTCCCCCTGGTGAACCTGACATCGTCGTGGTTGATGCAAGGATACAGTCCCAACCTGAATTGGGCAATTCCGTAGCATAGCCAGATACCTTGCCTGAATCCGTCAATTGTTGATCAAACACCACTATTGAGCCTGAATCCACGTTGCTGGTCAGCACCATCTCTGAGCCATTGGTCACCATCTGCACCTGATTGGCGCCAAGGTTGTGGAATGATCCCAGTGTGAATTGTCCTGATGTGGCGTCGTCCGTGTCTGGCACGAACTTGGCCACACTCTGTGTGCCGTTGTTGTCTATGCCCAAGAAGAAACCGCCTGAACTGGCCAACGCGGTGTTCTTGAATCCCTTTATGGTCTGGTATGTGGTGCCCAGTGCTGTTGATGTGTCATCCACCCATTGTTGCCAGGCCGTGTCATTGGTTCCATCGTAGGTGCTCCAGTCCGTGGTCCTGCCCGTGCCGCCACCTGAACTGCCTGCTATGAAAACTGCCCTGCCTACTCCTGGGAAAGCCATCCTGCCTCCTTAACTGAATGCTGGACCCAATGTCCAGTAGAATGTGTTTGATGAACCATCGTATCTTGAGAATATGTAGCACACCTGTATGTCATTGGCACTACTTACTGAACTTGAATTTGCTCCATTGGCGAATTTGAATGTCTCACCTGACGCGGCGGAGAAGGTCATGGTCCTTGATCCCGTGCCGTCCTGGACTAGGTACAGCGTCATGCCCACTGACTGGTTTGAATCAGTTGGGAAGTTGCTCATCGTGAATCCCGTGATGTTTGAAGTCAGGGTCACGGTCTGTAGGTTTCCGTTGGCCCAGTCTATGGTGTATGTGCTTCCTGAACTGTGTGTTGCGTTGTATGACCACTCGTTAAACTTCTCTAACGCACCTGGTC